CACCCAAGATTAATGAAGATGTGGCAGTTACTTCAACCGCTACTGAGCTTAATCTTCTTGACGGAGTAACGTCTACAACAGCAGAACTCAACATTCTTGATGGAGTTACTAGCACAGCAGCAGAGCTAAACATTTTAGATGGAGTCACATCTACCTTTACAGAGCTTAATCTTCTTGACGGTGTCACAAGCACCACAGCAGAGTTAAACATCCTTGATGGTGTCACATCGACAGCCGCTGAGTTAAATATCCTTGACGGGGTTACAAGTACAACCGCTGAGTTAAATATCTTAGATGGTGTAACTTCTACGGCTACAGAACTTAACATCCTCGATGGCGTTACGGCTACTACAGCAGAACTGAACTACCTCGACATAGCAACACTAGGTCTAACCGCAGCATCTAAAGTTGTGACCGCAGATGCCAACGGAGTCATAACCCTAGACAACGGTTTCAGCGAAGAGTATGCAGCAGTTGCTTCTAGCTCTGCCGCAGTATCCTTAGACCTAAGAACGGCTAGTAACTTTTCTCATGATCTAACTGAAAACACCACTATATCTTTTGCCAACCCAGCAGCCAGCGGCAAAGTATCCGCAGCTACATTGCGTATCATACAAGGCTCTACGGCTAGAACTATTACTTGGAATAGCTCAATCAAGTGGGCAGCAGATACTGCTCCTACACTTACAACTACCGATAACGCTGTAGACATCTTTGTGTTCTATACGGTGGACGGTGGTACAACCTATTACGGATTCACAGCCGGTCAGGTAATGTCCTAATGAGTACAGTCGCTAAGAAAGTATTGATGGGCAGTGGTGGTGGGCCAGAGGAATGGGCGTTAGAGCAGTCTATTCTTTTTGATGAAACGGCTAGTCTTGTCAGAACTCCTAGTAGCACAGGAAACAGAAAAAAATGGACTATCAGTGTTTGGGTTAAAAGAGCAAAGTTAGGCGCAATTCAATATATTTACGGAGGCCAAAGCACAAACGAAACAGACTTGCGTTTTAGCGGTACTGACACAATTGAGTATTTTGGGTATCAAAGCGGCGCATTAACTTGGGGGTGGTCAACAGCTAGAACATTTAGAGATGTCGGTGCTTGGTACCACATAGTTGCAATATTTGATTCTGCAAACAGCACCCAAGCCTTGCGAGCAAGACTTTTTGTAAACGGAGAGGAGCAATCAGAAAATGGAGCAACCTCTACGGCTGTGTCGTTAAATCAAGATAGCATGATGAATCTTGCAGGCACTCCGCAGTACATCGGTAGGTTATTTTCAACTGGCTCTCCATATTACTACAGCGGATACATGGCTGAGTTCCATTTTTTAGATGGAGCAGCAACGGTAGCAAGTAACTTTGGAGAAACTACTTCAGCTACAGGCCAGTGGACACCGAAAGAATACGAAGGCAGTTACGGCACTAACGGCTTTTACTTAAAGTTTAAAAGCGGTGCGATAGGCACTGATAGTTCTGGAGAAGGCAACAACTACACTGCAACGAACCTCGCCAACGCTGACGTTGTAACCGACACGCCTTTAAATAACTTTTGTACGTTGAATCCTTTATGGGCTTCAAGTGTACCTATTCTGACTGAGGGAAATTTAAAGCTAACACAAGCTAGTGTTAGCACTGCTTCAATGATTGCCACAATTGGCGTTAGTGCTGGTAAATGGTATTGGGAAATTTTAAACCTAGACGGTAACTCTAGCATTGGCATTGCCAATAACGCAGCTTCTCCTAGTGGTTATGTCGGTGAAGATGCTAACGGCTGGTCTTATTTTATTAGTGGTACTAAATATACTGGGGGTACTGGTTCTTCTTATGGAGCATCTTATACAGATGACGACATTGTTGGTGTTGCCCTCGATATGGATGCTGGAACGCTTATTTTTTATAAGAATAATGTCAGTCAGGGGACGGCTTTTTCCTCTTTAAGTGGAACAATGTTCCCAGCACTTTCTACTTCAGGGGCATCACATAATGTTATTAACGTAGCTAACTTTGGGCAGAACCCGTCATTTAACGGGGAAATTACATCAGGTACTGCAACAGATGGTAATTCTCTGGGACTCTTCAAGTATGCCCCACCTTCTGGCTACCTAGCACTCTGCACCGCCAACCTCCCAGACCCAGCTATCGCTCTACCTACAGATCATTTTAATACTGCGTTGTACAACGGTAACGGCAGCAGTAAGACAGTAACTACGGTAGGGTTTCAACCCGGACTAACATGGATAAAAAATAGGTCAGCGGCAGATTGGCACTCAATGACTGACAGTAATAGAGGTGTACAAAAAACACTTTTTCCTAACTACGGAAACAATGGTGATGGCACAGACACAGGGCCAATATCAGGATATGAGGCAACCTATAGTGACGGTTTAACTGCGTTTAATTCTAACGGTTTTACAGTAGGGTCTAAAAACGAGTTCAACACAAACAATGAGAATTTTGTTTCTTGGAACTGGAAGGCGGGTTCAAACGCATCAAACACCGACGGAACATACACTACCACTGTAAGTGCTAACCAAACCGCTGGTTTTAGCATCGTAACGTACACTGGTCAAGGATACCCCGGTGGTAGCCAAGGAACATATACATTTGGTCACGGTCTGTCAGAAGCTCCTACATTTATACTTATAAAAAAACGAGCAGGAGGAACAGGAAACACCGCTGGCCCCGCCAAGGGAGGAAGCTGGGTTATAGGTGCATCCGCAATAGATCCAAATTGGACTGGGAATTTTTATTTAAATGCCACGAATGCTTATTATAATGCTAACGGTTCAGCCACTAATTATTTCTGGGCCGCTGACCCTACCTCATCACTCATAAGCCTATACTACGATTGGTTTGCTAATGGCTCAAGCACGACTTACGTTGCATATTGCTTTCACGATGTTCCCGGCTACAGCAAAATTGGCACTTACACCGGCAATGGATCTGCGGATGGGCCATTTATTTTCACGGGTTTTAAACCTGCTTGGGTAATGTATAAGAAAGCATCAGGCAGTACCTCTCTTAATTTGGGAAGATGGACTATAGAGGACAACAAAAGAGATCCTTTTAATGAAGTAACTCATGGCTTATTTGCTAATAGAAGCGATGCTGAGAACACTGGAGAAGGTTACTGGGACATAGATTTTTTAAGTAACGGATTCAAACTCAGAACAACAGAGCATGAGACAAACGATAATGGGGCTACATTTTTCTACATGGCCTTCGCTGAGTCACCTTTCAAAACAGGCAACGCCCGATAATAGGAGAATAATATGTACGCAAAAATTACAGATGGGGCGATTGAGGCGACAGGAACTCTGAAGCAGTTGTTCCCCAATACTTCATTCCCCGGCGGCATAGCCGATAGCGACTTCAAGACAGCCAATGGCTTACAAGATATCGTCCTTGGGGAGCAGAAAGACCGCAAGTATTACTACGTCATACAAGGCAATATCACACTCGTAGACAATGTAGCGACTCAAGGATTCACTAACACTGCGATGTCTGTCGAGGATGTTGACGCTGTAGACGATGAGGGCAATCAGTTGTTTGTACAAGTCTGGGACGCTGACTTTGACAACGGCGAAGGTGCGCCAGCCGGTAAAATGGTAGACACTAGCGAGAAGATGATCACTCATGGTCTAAAGTACACCATGAAGGCTCAAATCAAGTCTCAAGCTAACAGCGCATTAACCCAAACTGATTGGATGGTTATACGTCTTGCAGAGCGTGAAGTTGCTATACCCTCTGCTACAGCTACTTACCGCGCAGCAGTCATTACAGAATACGGCAGACTCAAAACAGCTATTACTGGAGCAGCAGATGTAGATGCACTAGCAGTTGTTATGAACACACAGAACTGGCCTGAGACTGATTAATGAGTGATCTTGATAGGCATGAAGCTGAGTGTGCTTTGAGATTCAAGAGCATAGAAGACAGGTTAGAAAGAGGCGGTTCTCGGATGGTCAGGTTAGAAGCTCTAATATGGGCCATGTACCCATTCATGCTGGGTGCTGTATTTCTTTCTAAAGATCTCTAATGATCGGGGAAGTTTTTGCCGTCCTGTCTGCGTTAAAGGCTCTTAACGATGGCATAGCTACTGTTAAAGAAGGGAAGGGTAATTTAGACAGCATATTAGGAAGTTGGGCAGAGGCAGACGAAAAGTACAATGAGGTAGAAAAAGCTAAGGCTGGCGCAATGTCTTACAAAGATGCCTTGAAGATGGAGTCAGCAAAAAGACAACTAGCTAATTTTGACCAGCAGTTGAAAGACATCTGCATGATGCAGGGGCAGTTTGATCTGTATACAAGCATCAAGAAACGCATGGAGGAGAGCAGGTACGCCCATGAGAAAGAACTTCGGATTATTAAAAAACGTAGGCTGGAGTTTAAGAAAACCATGAAGTTAGTCGGCACTATAATGTTCACTTGGGTTTGCTCTATGGGGTTTTTATTTGCAGCTATATGGGCGTATAGACAGGGTGAGTGATGTTAATAGCGTTTCTTTTAGTTGTTGTTGTAGACGGTGAGATAGTTACTACAGAAGAGATGCTGTTTCAAAACATATATAGATGTAACAACTTTGCTAATGCGGTAGAACGAGGAGAGACATCGGCAGACCGACAGCCATACAAGTGGCAAGAGAACATATCTGCCTACTGTATACCTAAGATGGTTAAGGACAGCACGTTTTTGTTTAAATGAGGAATCTTATGAAATATATACTTTTGATTAGCTTTTTACTGATTTCTGGATGTTCTTCTATTCAAGTCTGTGGTGAGCGCACTTACGAGCTTGAGGTTCCATCAACCATTCCTTTTATCAGTGGAGCTTTTAAAATAAAGCGTAGCTCAGATCATGTAGATTGCCAGTTAGATCCAAAGGAAAGGATTGTTAAAGATGACTAGCCACCAGGAACTAAGCGTTCTTTGCGGTCAATCGTATAGAAGCTCTACCTTTGAAGAAGCAAACATAGAGACTCTAGTTGTGGGTAACGTGTTTGTTTTTAGAGGAACGGACGAGCCTAAAGACGCTCTTAGAGACATGAGAATACTGCCTCTCTGGACTAGAGAGCTAGGTTGGTGTCCCGCAGGATTCCTTAGAGCCTCACGGAGGTTAGTCAACAAGGTTACTTCTATTTGCCTAGAAGAAGATATTGACCACAAGAACATAGAATTATCAGGTCATTCTCTAGGAGGAGCAGTAGCGTTGATTGTTGGTGCGTTAATGACGAGAGATGAGATTCCGCCACAGCAGATAGTGACGTTTGGTGCGCCTCGTTGCGGCAGGTTAAAGATACTAGATAAGGTTAATGTTACTCAATATAGGCATGGGAAAGATATTGTCCCACTGGTTCCTCCTTTGATGCGTAGGCACAACAAGCTAGTAGAAGCAGGGGAGCCAAAGAGCTTAATTAAAGATCACTTTATGCTGAATTACGTCAAGATGAAGAAGCAAGATGAGTCCTAAAAAGCTAGAACCCAATTCTAGTTATGATCGGTATGACACTGACGGTGATGGCATTGTCAGCGATGAGGAAATAGAGTCATCAGAAAGGCTCCAACAGCTAGAAGTTATGCATGAAAAGGCAGATGCACAGAGAAATATGTGCTGGTTAGCCTTGCTTGGAATGTTGCTATACCCCTCTTTAGTCGTAATATGTGGGATGATGGGTTTAGATAAAGCGGCTGATATACTAGGCGCAATGAGCAGTATCTACTATGTCAGTGTTGCAGGATTAGTGAGCGTTTGGTTCTCTACTCTTGCTTGGTCTAAAAAGAACGGGAATGGCAGCTAATGACTGTAGACGTTAAAGAGTTATACGAAGAGATTAGCAAAGACGAAGGAAAGGTTCTTCACGCTTATCTTTGTAGTGAGCTACACGCAACTGTCGGGATTGGTCACAAAATCCTAGACACTGATCCTGAGAAAGACTTAGAAATATTCGGTGTTAATTGGGAGCAGGTTCCTGATGACCAACGCATTTCAGAGCATAGGTGCTACGTTCTCTTCCAAGAAGACGTTCAGATAGCTATAAATGGCTGCATGGGCATCTACAATAACTGGGAGGATCTGCCTCAAGAGATGCAGCATGTCCTTGTTAATATGTGTTTCCAGTTAGGAAAGAGAGGTTTAAGCAACTTCAAGAACATGAAAGCAGCAATAGAGGACAAGAACTTTACTCTAGCAGCAGTAGAGATGATGGATTCCCGTTGGGCTGAAGACCAGACACCTCAGAGAGCTAAAAGACTTGCAGACAGGGTAGTGTCTGTTTCTAGGAAGGAGTCTTTATAATGGCTACTGGATTTGAGTTTCTTGGAAAAACTTTATTTGAGCTTCCTTCTAATTCTTTAACAGGAGCATTAAAAAATACTTGGGAATTTCCTAATCAAGTTGGAAGAGGGTTAGGCCAAGTTTTTGACGGAACAGCAGCCCCTGGAGCCATATATGACAGAAATTCTGAGCCAGGAACAGGAGGCATGTTTCCTAATCTAGGGGCTACACCTGAAAGGTTGGGATCTAGGAACATTGTGGGGGAAGCATCTTCTGTTATTAACGAATCTTTAGGAGACATTATTCGTGGATGGGGAGAATTAGTTAAGCAAGGCTCTGTTTCTCTTGAAGATGTTCCAGAGGTTATTCAAAATAACGTAGTTCACTTTGTAACAACTACAAGTGAGCTAGAGCCTGATGGGTCTTTTGAGGAAATAGATCCAGATTTAACTGATGGAGATGTTGATTTTTCTCCTGAAGAAACTCCTGAGCCTGTATGGCCTGAACCAGGCTCTAGGCATCCAGAGACAGGAGAGACACAAGAAGAAATAAGCGCAAGGTGGAAAAGAGAAGAAGCTGAAAAAGCAGAAGATCCTCCCCCAAAAGAAGCACCTCCAGAAGAAGAGCTTCCTCCAGAAGATCCTCCGCCAGAAGATGGTTCTCCTCCAGAAGATCCTCCCCCGTCAGAAGAGCCTCTTCCAGAAGATAATCCTCCAGAAGAGTTGCCTCCTCCTAGCTCTGTTGCTGATGACTACTTGTCTTCTGTGCAGAATTCGTTTGCAGCAATGAGCGAAGAAGATCAAGCGGGGATATTTAAAGGCACTTCTACTGGAACGCCTATAGAGCAAGCTCTTTATGACCAATTGTTAAATAACGTATTTGCAAAAGGGGGCATAGGTTTTGAGATTGATCCTAATGATGGAACTAGTCTTCTTCTTAAAGTTCCTGTAGGTATACCGTCTATTGGCGGCCCTATGAGAATTAAAATTCTCAACGCAAACGGAAGTTTAGTGCCGCTGCCTGATGTATTAGGGGAAGCTAAAGATAAAGTAGCTGCTATAGGGCAGGGCATTCTTGCTATCCCAGGACAAATTCTTGACGAAGCTAGAGGAGCCTTGGGTGATCTAAAGGATCTTGGCGGAGTAGTAGCAGGAACATCAAATAAAACACTGACAGAAGTGCTTGGAGAAATATTCTCTGGCGTTCTTGTTGAAGGATCTGAAACTCTTCCTAAAACTGGATGGATGGGTCAAGGCATCTTAGGAGATATATACGATATCTTTTTGAAACAAGTAGATGATTGGAAGTCAGGAGGAGATCCTAGTAAGTTTGGTGGAGATCCCTTCCCTGTAGCTCCTGTTGATGATGGATTACCTCCGGGTCAGCCGTCAGATGCTCCTCCTCCAGATACTCCACTTCCAGAAAGTCCTTTTGGAGAAAAGCCTCCTCTTGATGAAGATCCTGATCCTGACCTTACCCCTGAGCCAGAACCAGAGCCAGAACCAGAACTAGAACCAGAACTAGAACCAGAACTAGAACCAGAACTAGAACCTGAACTAGAGCTTGAACCTGAACTAGAACTAGAACCAGAGCTTGAACCTGAACTAGAGCCAGAGTTAGAGCCAGAGTTAGAGCCTGAACTTGAGCCTGAGCCTGAACTTGAGCCTGAACTTGAGCCTAAAGATAAAGACCCAGACCCAAGTGAAGACCCAGTAATAATTGAAACTACGCCCCCTCCTGAAACTTTATTTGGAGATGAAGGAGAAACTGTAGATGATCCGCCAGAAGAAAGCGGTGGTGGTGGTGGCGGTGGTGGCGGTGGTGGTGCTGGAGGTATGTTTGAACCATACTCAGGTGCAATTAACTATGGATTGCCACAGTTTCAAGCAGTACCTTATAATTTAAAGAAGGATTACAACGCCTCTCTTGACCGCATTATGCAAGAAAGCCTGTTTGGTAACTTTAGCTAGGCTTAAATAATTATTTTAAAGGAATGATCTAATGACGTATTTAGATTTAGTAAACAACGTATTGAGAAGACTGCGGGAGACAGAGGTATCTACTGTTCCTGCTAATTCGTACAGCAAGCTAATTGGTGATCTGGTTAACGATGCTAAAGACCTTGTAGAGAACGCATGGGATTGGTCTGCATTAAGGACGTTGATTACGATTACAACGTCTTCTGGCGACCATACTTATCCTTTGACAGGCTCTCAGCACAAGATTAAAGAGTTTTTAGTTATTAATGATACGTCAAACCTAACAATGGAGTATAAGTCAAACAACTGGTTTGAAGAGCAGTTCTTATTACAAACGCCTTTGAGTGGATCACCGCAATACTACACTTACAACGGTGCTGACTCTAACGGAGACATGATACTAGAGGTCTATCCAAAGCCTGATGGGGTTTACTCAATAAAGTTTAAAGCAGCAAAGCGTAATGCAGCCTTAAGCGGTGACACAGATGTCTTAAAGATACCGGAAGTCCCTGTTCTACATCTTGCCGTAGCTTTTGCCTCAAGAGAAAGAGGTGAGACAGGTGGTACGTCTACTGCTGAATACTTCCAGATGGCTAACAAATACTTGTCAGATGCAATAGCGCAAGACGCTGGCAGACACCCAGAAGAAACAATCTTCTACACTTGTTGAGAAGCTAATGGCCCAAGAACTAACAAGCATCAATCTGGTAGCACCAGCCTTTAAGGGGATTAACACTGAAGACTCTCCTTTGGCTCAAGACCCGTCTTTTGCTGAAGTAGCAGACAATGCTGTAATAGATCAGCGTGGACGAATTGCTGCGCGTAAAGGTCTGAGCGTTATTACTACAAACAAGACTGTACTGGGATCTGGCAAGATACGAGCGATTAAAGAGTTCAAGAACAACGCTGGCACAACCAAGGTCTTTTCTGTTGGTAACAACAAGATCATCAGCGGTACAACTACTTTAGTAGACGAGACTCCTGGCAGCTATACGATTAATGCTGACAACTGGAAGATGGTTAACTTTAACGACAGCATCTACTTCTTTCAGAGAGGATTTGAGCCGTTAATCTACAACACAATTGCTGATGATGCTGCTGGCGGTGTTGGAAGTAGTGTAGAGAAGCTAACTGATGCTCACGGTGACGCAGGTATTTCATCAGCTATCTACGGGAACGAGGTATTAGCTGCTTACGGAAGACTTTGGACAGCAGACTTTACTGGCGATAAGTCTACTATCTACTGGTCTGACCTCTTAATAGGGCATAAGTGGAACTCAGGAAGCTCTGGCTCTATCGACATTGCCAAAGTCTGGCCTGACGGTTATGACGAGATTGTGGCTTTATCTGCTCACAACAATCATCTAATTATTTTTGGTAAGCGTAGTATTGTTGTTTACTCAGGTGCTGACAATCCAGCATCGATGGCTCTTGCAGATACTGTTGCTGGCGTAGGCTGTGTAGACAGAGATACAGTACAAGCTACTGGTACAGACGTTTTATTCTTGTCTCAAACAGGGCTAAAAAGCTTTGGCAGGACAATTCAAGAGAAGTCGATGCCTATTAGTAGTTTGTCTGGGACGATTACTAAAGACATCATTGCTACGTTAACGACTGAAACAGAGTCATTCAGGTCTGTATATCATCCAGAAGAGAACTTTTACCTGTTAACCTTTGTTGGCCGTGATGTGACGTTCTGCTTTGATGTCAGAGGCACACTGGATAACGGGTCTTACAGGGCGACTAGATGGCCTGGGACAGGATTTACGTCTTACGTTAGGCAAGACGATGGAACACTTCTGATTGGTAGTGCAAA